AACGCTGACGTAACACTTGAAACTATTGGTTACGATCCGCGCAATTTGCAGCTGAACGAAGCCCGAAATTACGTTTCACTTGAACTAAGTCGTGCGTGTGGGCTGCCTGCTTACTTTACTGATTCGCAACAATCTAGTTTTACGTATTCCAACGCGTTAGACAAAAGGCGCGACCTTGTGGATTTTGCTTTTAGAAATTACATGTCAATTATTGAACAACGGTTATCTTTTCCAGATTTCACCCCAGCAGGTAACAAAGTTTTGTTTGACTTAGACGATTTCCTACGCGGTAATCCATTTGAACGCGCGCAGGTTTATGAAATTTTGAATCGTATTGGCGCAATGTCAATCGAGGAAATCCGCGAGGAAGAGGACATGCTGTTATGAAAAAAGTAATCACACCAATGAAAATAACTGCCGCTGATTCAAACAGTCGCACCATTGCCGGTCGCATTGTGACATTTGAGGAAACTGGCATTGCGTCAATTGGCAAGGTGCAATTTGCTGCTGGTTCAATTGAACCAACTAGCGTTTTGCTTAACCTGGAACACGATCGCACACGCAGAATTGGAAAAACTTTAATGACGGAAATTTCAGCAGACAAAACAGGAATTGACGCAACTTTCAAGATCGCTGAAACAACAGCGGGCAATGACGCATTGGTTGAAGCAATGGAAGGTTTGCGCGACGGATTTAGTGTGGAAGTTTCATTTGACGAATACGAAACACTGAAAGACGGCACGGTCAGAATTCTTGCAGGCGAATTGACAGCCGTTGCATTGACCAGCGAACCAGCAATTAGATCAGCCCGCGTGGAAACAGTCGCGGCAACTGAGGACGAAAATGAAGTTTCAGATTCAACAATTGAACCTGAAGTTACACCAACAAACGAAGGAGACGAAGTGGACAACACCGTCACACAAGCGGAAGCCGTTGAGACGGTAGAAGCCGCACAGTCAGTCACTGCAACATCAAACAAAGTGGGCGGTTGGAAATCAACACCACGCATTGAAATCACTGCTGCAAAGTACCTAGAAAATAAGGTTCTTGCTGCAACAGGCGACGAATCAGCCCGTCAGTACGTTTTGGCAGCTGACAACACAACTGACAACGCTGGACTTGTTCCAACACGTCAATTAACCGAAGTAATCAACGGGCTTGCAAACACAATCCGTCCAAGCATTGACGCTATTTCAAAGGGTGCATTGCCTGACGCTGGAATGACATTTGAAATTCCTAAGATCACTGCCGTGCCAACTGTTGCGGTTGTCGCTGAGGACGCAGCGTTTTCAGATACAGACCAAAACAGCGCGTTCCTTTCAGTGGACGTCAAGAAATTTGCGGGTCAGCAGAAATTTAGCGTGGAATTACTTACACGCACGTCGCCCCTGTTCTACGACGAATTGTTGAAAAACATGGTTGCTGCCATGGCGAAGGCACAAAATGCCTACGTCAACGGAATCCTGGTTGCAAATGCAACAGTGGACGGCACAACACTTTCAGCCGTTCCAACAGCAGCTGAATTGCTTGCATACGTTTCACGCGGTGCAGCAAGCGTTTACACAAACACACAACGTTTTGCAACCAACATCATCATGGGGGCAACCCAATGGGCGAACGCCATGTCTTTAAACGACGCAGGGCGTCCAATCTACAACGCTTCACAACCACAAAACGCGGCAGGCAACGTTTCGCCAACATCACTTCGCGGAAACATTGCGGGGCTTGACCTGTACGCTGATTTTTCAGCACCAGCAGGTTCTGATGACGGTTCAATGATTATCGTTGATCCAAATGCTTACACATGGTACGAAGGAACTTCATACCAACTACGCGCTGAATCAACCGCAGACGGTTCAATCACCGTTGGCGTTTATTCTTTTGGTGCTTGTGCCACAAAGATCGCAGCAGGCGCGTTCAGAAATAATAAATAAATCCCACTAATCATGCGGCGGGTTCTCCCGATCTCGCCGCAGCAGATCGAAAGGAACGCTGATGCCTAGTATTGTGACCGCAAGCCAATTGCGAACCGTGCTAGGCGTCAGCGTATCTTTATACAGCGATAGTTATCTGGACGAAATAATCAACACCAGCGAGGCGGTAATTCTGCCAATGCTGGTTGCAAATACTTCAGCAGTCCAGTCCTACAAACTTGAATCAAACGTTGCAACTTACTACACACAGCGCGCACACCATTTTGTTGCAGGTCAGTCAGTCATTGTGACTGGTCTGCCAGCACCGTTTTCCGCAACAATCACAGTCGTCACGGTTGGCGAATACTATTTTACCGCTGCATTGACTTCAACAAATGTCACATTGCGCGAGATCATTCCAACAGGCACAGCGACACTTTCAGGGTATTCAGCAGCTGACATTTACGCAACCAGCGCACCAATTGAATCGGCAATCCTCGCAGTCAGCGTTGAAGTATTTCAATCACGCGTTGCAGCAGGCGGGCAGATCGAAGGCGTGGACTTTACTAGTACGCCGTACAGAATGGGACGCAGCCTTACAAATAGGGTGTCCACATTGCTAATGCCATTTTTAGACGTTGAAACGGTTTGTCAATAATGCCAGCAAATTCAGTCGCCGACACCCGCGCTGCCTTATCAACGGCATTTTCAGCACTAAGCGCAACCTGCTATTCAAGCGTTCCCGAAACACCAATACCGCCTGCAATCATTGTCGTGCCTGATTCGCCCTACATGGAAATTGTGCTTATTGGTAAGACTGCAACAAAAGTCAAATTAAATTTTGCAATCACTGCCGTTGTTGCTTCAAACAGCAATGCGGGATCGCTAGACAATCTGGAAAAACTAATAATCGGAATTCTTGCGGCAATGCCCGCGGGATACGTCGTGGGCGTTGTGGAAAAGCCAACGGTGTTGGAAGTAGGTCAAAGTCCAATGCTGGTTGCTGACATAAACGTTTCGACGTACTACACCCAAACAAACTAGGAGAAAACAATGCCAACGACAATCATAACTGGTCGCGATTTAGTCGTGACCATTGCAACAGTTAACTACGACGCACAGGCGACCAGTGCAGTGCTTGCGGTTGATTCAACCGTTGAGACTTACCAAACACTTGACGGCAAGGCTTACAAGCACATTGACGATCAGTGGACTTTTGACGTTTCAATGCTTGCAGACTGGGGCGCAGCGTCATCATTGTGCGAAGCCCTATGGACAGCATGCGAAACAGCACCAAACACAACATTGGCAGTTTCATTGACTGCCGTGACGGGCGCAGTTTTTGCGTTTAACGTAATGCCAGTATTCCCAGCAGTCGGCGGGGCAGCACCAGACGCACAGACCGTTGACCTATCATTTGTTGTGGTTGGAACACCAACCGAAACATTCAGTTAAAAAATAACAATCGGGAGACAAAATGAAACTACCAATCACAATCGAATACAACGACGGAACACAAATTACCTACACGGCAGCACCGCCTGAATGGGTAAAGTGGGAAAAGCAATCGGGTTACACGATCAGCCAAGCACAGGAAAAGATCGGAATTTCTGATCTTGTATTTCTTGCCTATCACGCCATGAAACGTGAAGCGGCAGGGAAACCAGTCAAGACCCTTGAGGTTTGGACTGAAACTATTGCTGAGGTTATAGTCGGTGAGGCAAACCCAAAAGTTATCCCGTCGGAAGCCTAAACAGAATCGTTTGGGAGATAGCCTTAGCAACAGGGCTATCACCCAACGAATTTGTAGCAGCTGAGGACATTTTAACCGTGATCGAGATTTTGGAAAGGCGCGCAAATGACTAAGGAAGCAATTAGTTACGACAAATCAGAATTACGCGCGATCCTGAAAGCAATGAAAGACATGGACGACGAAGCAAAAGACCAGGTTAAACAAACGACGTCTGCCCTTGCCACATACGTCAAAGGCAAAATTGTTGACGCGGCAGGTCGGACAAATTACAGGGCTGACGATCGTGTTGCCAGCGGCGCAAAAGTTTCAAAGTCGTCCAAAATCGGTGAAATCAGTTTTGGTTTTGCAGGTCAAAAATTTAGCGGTGGTGGCACGACCCAGCAACTATGGGGCGGTGCTGAATTTGGATCAAACAAAAAAAAGCAATTTCCAATTTGGTCAGGTCGTGAAGGTCGCGGGTCGCGCGGTTGGTTTATTTACCCAACCCTACGCGCCGCACAACCGCACATCATAAAGGAATGGGAACAGGCGTTTGACAAAGTATTAAAGAGGTTTGACTAATGGCAGGCAGTCGCACGCTCAAACTTTCCATACTTGGAGACGTTGACAATCTCAACAAATCGCTGAAAACGGCAGGTGGTGACGTTGACGGGTTTGGCGACAAGGTTGGCAAAGCGGGTGCAAAGATCGGTGCGGCGTTTGCTGCCGCTGCTGCCGCTGCTGGGGCTGCTGCAATTGCAATCGGTGTTGAGGCGGTCAAGGCTGCCATTGCAGACGAAAAGGCACAGACACAATTGGCGTTGGCGTTGGAAAATGCAACGGGTGCAACTAAGGCACAAATTGCGGCAACTGAGGATTCAATCCTCAAAATGTCATTGGCGACGGGTGTGGCGGACGACGACCTTCGACCCGCGCTAGGTCGTTTGGTTCGATCAACAGGCGACACAACAAAAGCACAGGAATTGTTAGCCCTTGCCCTAGACATTTCAACGTCAACAGGTAAGCCCGTTGAAGCCGTTGCCAACGGGCTTGCGAAAGCCTATGACGGCAACAGCGCGGCACTTGGCAAATTAGAAATCGGATTATCAGCAGCCGAATTAAAAACAATGTCATTTGAGCAGCAACAAGCCAAATTATCGGAATTGTTTGGTGGTGCAGCTGCTGCCAACGCTGATACTTATGCAGGCAAAATTGCACGTGTGCAAATTGCATTTGACGAAGCAAAGGAAACTTTAGGCACTGCACTACTTCCGATCCTTGACAAATTCTTGTCATTCATAAATCAAAACGCATTGCCAGCAATCCAAGCATTTACTAGCGCGTTCAGTTTGACGGGTACTGACGGGTTTGGCAAAACAATAAGTGAAGTCGGGGCAGTAATTAAGAAAACAGTGCAACCAATTTTTGAAGGAATCAAAACCGTATTTGATAACGTCAAAACCGCAATTATGAACAACAAAGACGAATTTGAATCGTTTGCTGAGGTCATTGCATTTGTTGCACCGATCATTGGGGCGGTGATTGGCAAAACATTTGAGCAGGCTGGCAAAATTGCAAGCGTGGCAATCAACATCATTGGCAAAGTAATGTCAGCGATCAAACCATTGTTGAACATGTACATTGCAGGAATCAACCTAATAATTAAAGGTTACAATTTAATTCCAGGGGTTAAGGACATTGCGTTGATTCCTAGAATTGGCGACATTGAAACCCCTGCAATTACAGGGGCAGCAGGATTTAGCGGGACAATGCCAGGTGGCGGAAGTTTTACAACGGGCGGTGAAACGGCAGGCACGGGCGGGTCAAGCACTAGCGGCAACGCGTTTGCAGGAATGACAACAGGCGCAGGGTCAGGCGGCAGCAGCGGCGGCAGCACAGCAACAAAGCCAAAAATTGTTGTTCCCGTTTTTGACGCTGCCCGCGCTGGCATGACTTCAGGCGGTATCAGCGCACAAGACGTTTTTGACGCTGCCCGCGCTGGCATGACTTCAGGCGGGTCAACAATTAACTTGACGGTTAACGGTGCAATTGACAAGGAAGGCACAGCCCGCACGATCATTGAAACGTTAAATAATTCGTTCTATCGCGGCACAGGTGGCGCAAATAACCTGCAAACAACATGACCAATTGGAATCCAGTTTGGAAGGTTGAAATTGACGGGGTTGCCTATACAACCGCAATCCTGGCAAACCTATCTATTCGCAGCGGGCGAACTAACATTTATGAACAGGCGCAAGCGGGTTACGTCAACCTTCAGCTGCTGGACGTTTCACAGGCAACAATTCCCGTCGCAATAAATTCAACAGTTAGCGTTTCAATCAAAGACACGGCGGGGGCGTACGTTGCCATTTTTGGCGGTAACGTCGTGGACATTGGGCTTGAAGTGCTTGACGTTGGTTCGACAGCGTTCACGCAAACCTATTCGATCACCGCGCTAGGCGCGTTGGCACGTTTGCCAAAAGTTATCCGCACACAAAACCTTGCCCGCGATTATGACGGCAATCAGATTTATGCGGTACTAAGTGAGGTTTTGTATAACCAATGGCAACAGGTTGCAGGTGCTTTAACGTGGGCAACCTATGATCCAACAATCACTTGGGCAACGGCAGAAAACAACGGGCTTGGTGAAATTGACCAGCCTGGCAATTATGACCTAGCCGCGCAGGGCAATGACCCAATTGACGTGTATTCATTGGTTTCAGGTTTGGCAACGTCAGGGCTGGGATACATTTATGAGGACGCACAGGGTCTAATCGGATACGCAGACAGCACGCACCGCACGACCTATTTGGCAACAAATGGTTACGTTGACCTTGACGCCAACCAAGCCCGTGCCGCTGGATTACGC